AAAAGCATTATCTTGCTTTAAAGGGCATGTAATACTTACCCCTACAACAGGAACGGGCGTACCTTTTGAGTCGTCATTCTCTCTACAAACTGAAACCTGCAAATAAAAGTCATTATTCCAGTAGATAGACAAACACCCATTAAATCTGACCCTCCCATTCCGTTTAAATACAATCCATTTTTTATCATCTGATAGCTCAATCAAATTGCCTAAACTATTATCAGACGCTTCAAGCGGGATTATATTTCGGGTATCTTTGGGGTAGTCGGATAATTTTAAATCGGATGCTACATATCCATATAAATAATTAAAGGACAGGTCACCATTTTGCGGTGTTACTTACAGATAAATACCCACTCAAAAACGTAGTCCGAAGAAACATCTAAAGTATAGGTGCTTTGTATTACTCCATAATCAGAAAGGTATCTTGTTGGAATTTGAGTGCCATCGATACGTCTGAAAAAAGGAGGAAGTACCTCCTCCATAGATATTGGTTTGCATGGCAGAGAAAACAGTGAAGTATAGGGCGCAACATGGTCGGCTTTGACTGTAAAGTTGAAATACACATGAACTACTTTTCCATATTTACGAACATAGTTTGCTTTAATAATTTCGCAACCCCAGTTCGAGACTTCGTAGGCTTCGATGGACAGGTCACCATTTAACTTAGTAATCGCATCCTGCAGCGCCTTTCCCTGCGCCGCCGACAGTGGCAGCTTGGCGTTGTCCGTCACGCAGTTATTGACGATTGATCCAGTGTGCAATACAAACTGCAGCCCGGCCTTGAGATTGCGAAGAGTGACCGCAAGCTTATTGCCGGTGACAAGCTTAGCGAGCATGTCTGTAAAGCTCGTGATCCCCTCTGCAGTTCCGGAGTCATCAAACTCGGTCAGTGCATTCTCCACCTTATCCCAGTTAGCATTGAGATCTTCGATGTTGTAAAAGTCATTATCTTCTTTTTTCTGCAACTCATATTTAGACGTTTTTGTTGCCATGTCATCCTCCTACTCTCTGGGTCATGAGTGCAACTTCCATGTATGATGATAACTCTCTGTTGGTGTACTCTCCCAGGTGTTTATTGGTATTAAATTCCTGCTTAAAGATTGTCGATGTCTTAAGCTGCTTATTTGTGTAAGTCTTAAGCTCAGCATTTGTGAATTTCTTAAATGCTCTGTTCCGATTAAAGACAATCGACACAATCACAATCATGTCAGCCGGCGCCATCGCCCGCATGAGGTTATAGATGTAATCGCTCTTCATGATTGCATCGAGCATCAGATCTACCCTTAGCGTCTTGGCCTTCTTGTTGATATCCATCAAATAATACTCTGGACCAACCATTGCATCCAAAACTTCTGCAAATTTTCTCTCCGTATACGGAAGTCCGGATGCCCAAATCCCTTTTACATTTCGCCGTCGGTCATCCAGCGTCTCCTCGCCAGTCAACTTAATCCTGAGTATCTTTTCCCAGTATTCGCATTCTGCCTCATCCATCTGATCAAATCTTCGGTTGCTTCGCATTTTATCGAGGTGCTCCCAGACAAGCTGCAGCTTTTGGTCATAAACTTCTGCAATCCGCTTAAATTCTTCGATGTTCCGGATGTGCGGCGGATAATATTTAATTGTATCTATCATCATGCTGTGCTCACCTCACCTACTACCGGGATCTGATTCCAGTCAAGAATCAAGTTTGTGGCCGCTCCGTTAAGCTGCGTCTCTGTAATGTCTACAATCCCTGGCACATCCAGCACGGCAGCCTGGAGTTTGGCGATGTATACCGTCGTTTTAGTCGATATATCGCCATCAGCCCACTCAGATGCAAGAGATTTAAGATATTCAGATATCTTGGCCGTCACAGCATCCTTTAAACTGCTCCAGCTGTAGCCGCTCATGTAGGAGATCTTGGTTATCACATCAACCTTTACGGCCTCAACGGATTCAATCGTCGTATCGTGATCGATCGGTGCAAAACCGTATCCCATTCTAGCTACCGGGCAAGCTTCCTTCTGGATTTGACTTACAAGATATTCAGAGCATGCCCCAAATTCAGAGCTAATGACTACAACTTTGACCGTGCTAGGCCCATTCCAAACTGGTTGCACTTTACAGCCACCTACTCCAGCAATCATATAGATACGCTGCTTGTACTGGGCAATATTCCCACCAAACGCCTCCGCTGCAAAGCTCAAAAGGTACCGCTCATAGAGCGCATCTCTTGTCTCATCCTCTTCGCCGTTTACGAGCACTTCCGTGATTTCTGCTTTTTCCAGTCCATCTACATGATTGATTGCTATCATCTCGCCGGTCAGGTTGTTCGGTCCGGATCCAGCCTCCTCACACATCGCCTTGTATGTGTAGACATTGTCATTGATAGCCTCGACAATCCTGTAGTTAAAGGACTTAAGTGAGAATCTCGTGCCGATAGGGATCGGAACATTACCCTTTACAGACACATAAGCATTGGATGCTTTTTTCTGATAAATTCCGCGGTCTTTTGCAATCTCTATTAGTTCCTCGAGATCCGCAGTGTCCGCATGCCCCTGTCTCGTGATGTAGTCCATCTGGATATACAGTTTCTCAAGCTCATAAGCCAGAGCCGACAACGCATTATACACCAGGTATCCCTCGCCCGTCTGGACTCCGCCGCCCACGTCGCTCAGCGCATCCTGCAAGAGTGAGCTGTAAGTCTTATCCTCATACATTGTATTCCACCCCCGTTTCTCCAAATTTTGTTACAGCCTTAAACGAGATGTATAAGCATCCGTTATCAAAGGATACTTTAAAGTCCTCAATATCCTCGATATAAGGATTCACAAGCAACGCCTCCCGAACCTCATCCTCGCAGTCTGCGTTTAAAAACTCCTCTGTGATCGATTGACCAATATATTGTTCCAGGTCAGCACCGTAGTCCCAAGAGTAGATCGGCCATCTAAACCGCTGCGTGTGCAGGCAGAGCCAAATCCACACCTTTATCGCCTCGATGCCCTCGACTATCTCTCCGGTGAGCTGTCCTGACTCAAAATCAAGACCGTACTCTTTAGGTACCTCGATTACGCTAGAGGTCTGAGTCTGCGTCTCAATCTGTGTCTGCATAAATGTTGGTAATATGCTCATGCTCCACTCACCACCCTCTGCAAAATGAGATATGCCGTCTGTGACAGCCGACAAACCGCCACAGTGTCTCCTGCTTTGAGCGGCGAGGAGTAAGAGCTGGCATCCTTATTTAAGGCCGGCACTTTGACCCCCGTACACACTGGGGACAGGAGACGATCCGGAATATATAGATCCTCGCCTGATAACTGCAACGTGCCAATCTTACAGCTCTTTGGTCCCGTCATGACCGCCAACTCAATCGATGGTCCATTGTTGGCCGCGCCTTGTTCTCTCATCATCTGCACAAATTCCGCATAAGTATCAGCCATCCTTCTCCTCCTCTCCTGTTTCTATGTCTTTCTCGTCCATGAGCTGCTCAAAAGACAGTTCTAGCTCCATCGTATGGACATTGTTTTGCCACGTGTGCTTATCACTGGTGATCCAGTACTTCCCGGACAGCCCTGTGGCTGCATCCTTAACTATGACCGAGTACCCGGACAGGCAGTTAAGATCTCCGACTGCCGAGATCGTAATCTTTTGTTCCGGATCTACTTTGAGCATATTATTTGCTGCCGTTGTCGGATCCACACCCTTTTCCTGCTCGTATACATCTGCAAAAATTCCATACACATACGTGCTCGGATCGTTCGACACCTCCCCGACCTGGTTGCCTTTGTCGTCATAAATTTTTATGACATTTTTTATTCCATCCATGCTCTCTGACAGTGAGGCCGCTGTGATATTAGACTCATCAGACAAAGTAAAATTGCCTACCGTATAGACAGCTGGCCACACGCCAAACTCCCTCTGCCAAATCATCGGCAGGTATCGCTTGCCCGTCATGCGGTAGGCCTGTGTATAAGCCCCCAGGATGATGTCATAATACGGCGACGAGTCACAAATCATCGACTTGATGTTGATCCCAGTTGGCTCCAGATGATTATACGGTACCTCTATGTCCGCAAGTACCTGCTCTGCAATCGCTTCCGGAGTTAGATTTTTAAAATTGTAACGTCCATTGGACTCCAGAAGATTTTTCATGATATCATAAGCTGTATAGGTGATCGTACCGATCGCAGTTGACCGCTCAACGT